GCCCGAGTTGTCGCGCCAGTGGGGCACCTCGTTTCCGGCCAGGATTCCCGGGACGTTCCACGTGAGGCTCACAGCCGTCTTGTTCTTGCGCGCGATACTCATGTCTTCGCCACTGACGAGCGACTGGAACTCGGACTGCTCGAGGGCCATGTCACCCTTGATCTCGGGACTGATGAACATGAAACCGTCATGGATCGACTCGAGACCAAACTTCTTTTCGATATTGTTACTCAGGGTCCGGACATCCTGACCTTCGTAAAACTTTTTACAAATTTTTGTAATGATTGTCGATTTGCCCGACCGCGCGATACCCTTGAGAAAGGGGATCACCTGCCACGAGTCCATCTCGTTGGTCGGAAAACAGAGCCGACCGCAAAACACGTAGAGCCACCGGCACACGGCCTCAGGAAAGTCCTGATAGTCCATGACGGACTGCATGTGGGGTGTGGGCACGTCGTACCAGTCGGACACGGCCAGATTGTCCGCGTCAAAGTCCTGGTCGAAATACTTGGAGGAGACGATGGTCGGGTCCAGGTGCTTGAAATTGTCTGACGTGTACGCATAGAAGCGCGTTGTGTACGAGTCCTTCTCGAGAAACTTCCCTATGAAGATGCCGTTCCGGAAGGACCACACGTTCCTGTTCTTTTTGATGGCCGGGAACTGGAGATCCTTGCAGTTGGTCAAGTGCCGAATAGTATCCTGGACGATTCCACCCTTGCTCGTCATGTTCTTCCACATGTCGTATTTCTCCTCCTTTTGCGAGTAGAAATACACGAAATCCTTGATTTCCATCACGGGCTTCCACGCCTTGGTCAAGTGGCCCTCCTCGGTCGCAATCTGCTTGCAGCAGTAGTCTCCGTAGCGGCGCATCTTCAGCTTGTACGTCTGGTCCAGGAGATACAGGAGGAACTTTTGAAACGGGCTCGTCTGGTCCTTTTCAGCATCAGCATCCGCGAAAGTACTCATGGTCTGGCACCTGAATATCTGCGACTCCATGTCGCCCTTGATAGGCACGTACGTTGGATGATTGATGCGCTCGTGGGTCCGGACCCACCTGAAAATCATCTCGTACGTATCATCCACAGTCTCTATGAGACGCGTGATGCGCTGGCCCATCAGAAACTCGTTCCCCGTGAGGTCCCGGCTCGGCTGGTCACGAATGGCCAGTTGGCCCGCCTGATGGTACAGGTCGGACAGGAGCATCACGAAACGGCGGCGCTGCTCAGACATCGTCTCCAAATTTACATTTTTCATGTTTCCGTCGTCGAAATCGAACAGACGGTTCATGAGCCCCAGCGGCACGTACTTGTCGCCCTTCGTGTTCAGGCACATATGATCCTCGAGGTCCGTGACAAACTGACCCAAGTCCTCGGCGTTCATATTCAGGACATCCGAATGGTGGAGTTCCATTCGGATCTCATTCGTTTTTTCAGGAGTCTGGTGATCGATAGTGTGGACCTTCTCCATTTGTAAGAAAGGTCAAGATATTTTTAAGCGGCGTCCGTCTCCGGCTCCTTGGAAGTGCACTTGCACGGCTGGACCTTCCCCAGGGCACTCAGCATCTTTACTAGAATTTTGTTCTGCATTTCGACGGCAGTTTTCAGACCGACCAGGGCAGTCGCGACCGTCTCGCCCTCCTCGGTCGTGAACCAGGACTCGAGAGCGCCCAGAAGGTCCAGACCGTCCTCGTCGTCACCAAAGTCCAACTCCTCCTCCTCGTCCTCTTCCAACTCCTCGGGCACGGGCTTCGGTGGACGCTGAGACATTTACTAGGGCCCTTGATTTTTAGGATGGGCGTTTTTACGCGTTGTTTATTATCTTCTTCAGGTTGTTCACGGAGACGTTGGTCGTCTTGAGTTGCTTCGCCAGTTCCTTGAAAGCCCCCTTGGCTTCTTCAAGAGCCGCAGACGCGTTCACCGCCTGAATAGACGCGTTATTCAGGGCTGCCGGAGACTGAGTCTTCGTTGCGTTGGCGGCCGATGCCGCCGCGTTCGCTACAGCTCTGTTCGCGTTGATCATGGCCTTCTGGGCATTATTGGCAGCTGTGGCCACTCCCTGGTTGGCCCGGGCGTTGGCCAGTGCAGCGTTGGCCACGGGGCCGGGCACTGGAGCCCCCGCAAGACTTGCGTTCGCCTTGGCGGCCGCTCCAGCATTCACACTCGTCTTGTTCATTACTCTCGACCGAGAAAATTTCAGGAGGTGCGTGTCGACTCGGTCAAAATTTTTTTCTCGGGGACTAGTACCAAGCGATCATGGCAGGAGGACTTATGCAACTCGTTGCGTACGGCGCGCAGGACGTGTACCTGACGGGCCAGCCCAAGGTGACTTTCTTCCAGGCTGTGTACAAGCGCCACACTAACTTTGCGATGGAGAACATCCAGCAGACCGTCAACGGCACCACGACCAACAGCGGCCGTGTGTCCGTGACCATCGCCCGCAACGGTGACCTGGTCGGCAACATGTACGTGTCCCTGCTGCCCATCACGGCGAACACGACCTCCAACAACACCGTCTTCGACACCTGCTGGATTGCCGAGCGCGCCATCGCCGATATCGAGATGACCATCGGTGGCCAGCGCATCGACAAGCACTACCAGACCTGGTGGCGCCTGTACGCCGAGGTGTTCCTGGGCGAGTCTGACAAGTACGCCTACGGTAAGATGACCACGACCGCAGCCTCCTCCACGGCCGTGCTGGGCACCAGCATCAACGGCAACCAGCCCCGTGTGTACCTGCCCCTGCTGTTCTTCTTCAACCGCAACCCGGGCCTGTACCTGCCCCTGATTGCCCTGCAGTACCACGAGGTCCGCCTGGACTTCGACCTGACTGCCTACTACACCAGCTACTTCAGCACCGACTTCCAGGTCTGGGCCAACTACGTGTACCTGGACACCGAGGAGCGCCGCCGCTTCGCCCAGAAGGGCCACGAGTACCTGATTGAGCAGGTGCAGCACACCGGCGGTGACTCCGTGACTGTGAACGATAGCTTCCAGCTGATCCGCCTGTCTTTCAACCACCCGGTCAAGGAGTTTGTGTGGTGCTACGTGAACCCCAACCAGAGCGCGACGGCCAACCTGAACGCCATGTGGAACTTCTCCACCAGCACCCAGAACGTGCAGGTGACCTGCAACACCTCCGCATTCGTCAACTCCAACAACTTCGTCCTGCCCCACGTGGCGGGCGTGCCCCACCTGCTGCTGCAGGGGGCGTCCCTCTCCGTGCCTGGCATCACCATGGCTGCCGGCTGGGGCAACACCTACAGCTGGATCGAGGAGGGCTACCCGAGCGCGGCCGCGCAGTACGAGGCGGGCCCGCTGAACCAGTTCAAGGTGATCCTGAACGGCCAGGACCGCTTCAAGGAGCAGCTCGGCAAGTACTTCAACACCTACCAGCCGTACGTGTACCACAGCGGCACCCCGTACCCGGGCATCTACGTGTACTCCTTCGCTCTGCAGCCGGAGGAGCACCAGCCGACCGGCACGTGCAACTTCTCTCGTATTGATAACGCCCAGGTGGCCGTGGCGATCAAGGCGGGCACTCAGGGTGGCATCCAATCGACCCTGCAGAAGCTGTTCGCGGTGAACTACAACATTCTCCGAATTCAATCCGGGATGGGGGGTTTGGCATTTTCCAACTGATCACCCTCATACTCGCAAGTATGGGTGGTCTTTTACATTATACAAAATCTTATTCACGGGCCTCGGCCCCAAAAACCTCCCATATGGTGGGATTTTTGAGGACGACCCCCACTTAAAAAAGACCACCTACTATAAATATAATGACATCCGAGTTGAAAAAATGTACAAATTGTACACGCGCTCCACAACCCCTAGACCAATTTATAGGTGCTCGAGGCAATCCGGTATCGACCTGTCTCAAGTGTCGTGAAAAGAATAAGGCCCGAGATGCTTTACCCGAGCGTCAGGCTTATCATGCTGAATTACAAAAGGAACGAGGTCCAGAATACACCAAAAGATCTCGCGAAAGAAAGAAAGCCGGAGCGCCTCCTCCTCAACACAACCTCGAGCAGACCTGTGCATGGAACCAGACGGAGCAGACACGTGAACGTGTTGCTTTATGGAAACGTCTTAATATTCATGATCGTATTAGCTCTTCTAAAAGAAACGCAATTGCAAAGGGACTCGACTGGAACCTTACAGACGAGGAGGCCAAAACGATGATCACAAGCCCATGCGTTTACTGTGGCCATCTTAACCTCGATGTTCGACTCAACGGTATAGATCGTCTTGATCAAAAAGGGAATTACACAACGGAAAACACCGTTGCGTGTTGCTGGACGTGTAATTTCATGAAGGGATGTCTCGACCCCAGAACGTTCATAGAACATTCCGCCAAGATTGCTTCATGTACTCGTGAATTTCCAGATGTTCCACGTCAAACAAACATTAGGCCGAGAAAGGAGAAACCTCCTCCAGCCCCACAACAGGAAAATCAAACCACTCAAGATCCATGTCAAGATCTTCAGGGAACGCGTGAAGGACATCAATGTGCAGAAAAGACTCCATCTCTTCAAACGTCCCCTTGAAGAGGTTCGACTTGCGTACGCGCTCGGCCCTCTCGTTTCCGAAGAGCACGAGGGCCGTACACTTCGTGAACGTCACGTACGTCTTCACTTCATCACAGTCTTCACAGTGGCCCTCACGGAAGACCATAGGGCGCATGTACGTCATGCGGTACAGTTTCTCCTCGGACTTGTACGCCTTCATACAGAGCTCGAGACCCTCCTTGTACTGCGCATCCGTCAGGGACTCTTTGATCGTTTCTATAAAGTTCGCCAGTTCCATCTTTCTTTGAAGAGAGACGCTCAGGGCCTCTAAGCCCAGGAAAAATCTCAGTTCAAAGCAAGAAATGACGCCTCTGCTCATGTTGTTGATTGTGTTGGCCCTGGCTCTCCTGTACAAGACGGCGAGCCCGTACGTCGCCATGGACCCTCCGGATCTGTACACGCGCCCGATCCCCGTGGATCCTCCGACCCCCGGACTTAACTGGCGACTCCACCCGTCGATAGGGTTCATGGGCCCATGAACCCAAATTCGCGATACAGACCCGAGTACTGGAGACCAAAGTGACCCGACCCGAAGAGGACCAGGCCAAACAGGAAGGATTTTATGATTTCGGTCCGACTGGCATCCCGGTCTTTCGCGAGCATGATGGCCGGTAGGGCGCTCCCCAGGCCTATTGCAAGGGGCTCGAGAAGGAAAAACGAAAGATTTCTCGGGAGACGCCAGTCAGGGGCGGCTGGGGGTGCATCCCATGCACACAGAGTGAACATGAGCAGGATGAACATGATGAGACCGACGACAACGAGCGCCCCTTTGCTCTTCTTGACCTTTGATGTCTGGTCCGCAAACTTCTTGGCGCCTGTTGAAGCCGTCGCACTAATCTCGTTAAATCCAGAGAGTTCGAAGAGAAAGTGAAGCGCGAAAAAGACGAAGAACGAGATTCCCACGAGTTTGGCCCATGACCCAGAGAACTTGCGGTTCCACGCCACGAGGGCGAAGGACCCGGCGGCACCGACACCCACGACGACAGCCTCGGCCACAAGCAGACCCAGGCCTTTCTTTTTGATCTGGGTCACGTCGCGCGTCGTAGCGGCCAAAACGCCAAAGACCACTATGAATACGATTTTGAGGAACGTCACGAGTGCAGGACCCGCTTCGAGGGCGAAACCAGCCCCTTCCATTACTCTAGGGCCCTATTAATTTTTTGATATTTTAGAGCGCCTCCGAACCTGCGCTCAAGGCTTGCGGCGCATACCTCGGGGTCGAAGCTCGGACTACAACAAAACACGTCAACATACACGAGCCCGTGTTCCGGGTACGTGTGTGCTGAAAAATGCGACTCGGACAAGACGAGGACGCCTGTCGCTCCCACAGGCCTGAACTGGTAAAAGGCCCGAGCGACCACGGTCAAGTCACAGTCCCTGACGACCGCATCCATCTTATCTTCAAGATCCTGGACCGTCTCGATCACCGTCCCACTCAGGTGACCGATAAGGTGAATCATTTTTTCTAAAAAAAGTTTTTAACCTTTAGTTCATGATGGCCTTGCCTGTGAACGTCAGGATGGTCATGGACAGGACCAGGAACAAAGAGCCAAAGACGATGTTCGGATAGTCCTTGACGACGGTCATGGTCGAGACGGGGTCGCCGTTCGAGTTGAAACCGAACCCGGGCACCTTCCGGCCCCGGTTCGCCTGGACGAGGGTCGACACACCCAACGCGAAGAACATCAGACCGATGAAGATACCGAAGAGGGCATCGGCCGAGAACGCCATATTATCCCCATACAAAATAAAATTAGCGCTGGTTCAGGACCGTGAAGAAAAAGTAAATCAGGAAGAGCCCGAGGATCATACGGGTCAGGGCATTCATGATCACGGTCGGATTGGACCGACGCGTCGTGTCGAGAAAGTCCTGTATGGCCGTAATCATCAGAAGGAGCGCGGCTGAGACGATCAGGGCCTCACCGAGGTGATATGTATGATATGACTTGGGGTCAAGGTACGCAGAAGCCATTATTACTTAAGGATATTTTTATTTTCCCATGTATGAACTTTGCCTACCTGGATGCAAGGGCCCTTATAGAGAGCGTCCTTCAGGAGCCCCATCCTGAACCTATAGAGCCCGTGGAGTTCGAGTTGGATGAGAGGTGGCAAGATTTTGAAAAAGTTCTCGGAACTTTCAAGCAAGAGTACGCCGTGGTACGCAGGGACCTCGTGTCGACCACGGGCGAACTCAACGAAAGAAAGAGAGACGTCGGAATTGTAAAACCGGTCGTCGAGAATGTGCGTGACCCCGACTTAAAGGATCTCCTCGAGAGTGTACTAGACAATTACGAGTCCGAAAAGGGTACTGCGGCCCTGACTCAACAATGTAGGGAGTTGCTGGGTAAGGCGAATGAAATGGCGCGGGTCCTGAAGGACACGCACCTTGAGAGGTACGCAAAATTCACGTGTTTTGTATGTATGGACAGACTTGTTGACCTGTTTATCGATCCGTGTGGACACGTCATATGTGATACGTGTTGGGCGAGTACCCGGAACAGGCGGGAGTGCCCTGGATGTCGCGGAACCATTCATGGGATCAAAAAAATCTTTCCGCTTTAAAAGTCCCTGTAGCTCAGTTGGTCAGAGCGCGGGTCTTATGGACCAGTCGCGAAGCGACTGTGACAGTTCCTTCGAAACTGACTAAGAGAGCCCGAAGTCGCGGGTTCGAACCCCGCCAGGGACACCTTTTTCGTTCTTAGCTCAGTTGGTAGAGCGCGAGGCTTTTAATCTCGTGGTCAGGGGTTCGAGTCCCCTAGAACGAGACATCTGGACCTGGGTAAGTCGTTAAACTGCCCGCCCGACCTTAGCTCAGATGGTAGAGCGTGGGACTGTAGTTCCTACGGTCACGTGTTCGAATCACGTAGGTCGGAAAGAAAGTCCTTGGACTTTCTTGAGGCTCCTGTAGCTCAGTCGGTAGAGCGTCAGACTGTTAGAGGTGAATCTTTCGTTCACCTCGCCGTCATCTGAATGTCAACAGTTCAATCCTGTTCGGGAGCGTTTTTAGGTGGAATCCCCACTTAAAAACGCTGATCATATTCTAATCAAAAAATGAGCTTCGTTCGCCTTGTTGATTCCATGGGGACGGACGAGTCCATCGTCCAGGCTGCCCGCGTCTCTTACGGCGCAGGAACGAAGAGCGTGAGTGACGACCGCGCCCTGATCCGGTACCTCATGCGTCACAAGCACACGACCCCTTTCGAGATGGTCGAGTTCAAGTTTCATATCCGGGCACCCATCTACGTGGCGCGTCAGTGGCTTCGGCACCGAACAGCCTCCGTCAACGAGATGAGCGCTCGGTACTCCGTCATCCCCGACGAGTTTTACTTGCCTGACCAGCTCCGTAAGCAGGGTGCAAAGCCCCAGGGCGGTGAAGAGCCTATGGAGGCCCCGAACCTCCTCTCGAAACAAAAGTCAGCTTGTGATTTGGCCTTCCACGTCTATGACGAGCTCCTTGAGAAAGGAGTCTCACGTGAGCTCGCACGAGCCCATCTGCCTCAGTGTACTTTTACTGAATTTTATTGGAAAATTGATCTTCACAACCTCTTGCACTTTTTGAGTCTTCGTATGGAGGATCACGCCCAAAAGGAGATTCGGGACTTAGCGACCCAGATCTACGAGCGTATCAAGCCCATCGTCCCCGTGACGTGTGAAGCCTTCGAGGACTTTCGGCTCGGGGCCATGACGCTCTCCCGGCTCGAGGTGGCCCTGCTCAAGGACATGATCAAGGACCCTATGAGTGCGTCTTGGCGCGCACTTGCCGGGCGGGGCGAGAATCAAGAGTTTCAGGAAAAGCTCAAGACGCTCGGACTCATCTAGAAAAGGAAACGCATCTTGTCCTGGGTCTTCTTTTGAAAAAACATGAATATAAATACGAATAGAGGCAACGTACGTAATTCACTCAATTGGGAATGCATGTAGCCCGCCGCGCCCTCGAGCGGGAAAGGCACTTTCTTTATCAGGCCCCTGCTCATGAACGCCACGATGCCTATGAGAGCAAACTGAAACGTCACCTCCCCGAAAATACGCACCTTGGACTTGGACGTATCAAGTGGACTCGTGAAACGGTCCAGGAGGATCGAACTCAGACAGGCCATCACGAAACACAGGGCCGATACGTAGGCCACAGCACCGAGTCGAACGTAGTGAAGCATACTAATAATAAAGAAAAAGGTCGTGTAGAGTACATGACTGAGATATTCAGATTCTACCCCGAGGGCGACACCTTGTTTGTCGAGATTCTAGGAAATGAATATCTTAAGAATCAGCCAGACACGCCTGAGGAGGCCGAGACTTTTGCTCGGGGCCTGAAGCCCATCGTGGCCCAGGTCGAGGACTATATTCGCAAAAACAAACTCAGGGAAGTGATGATTCTGAACCTCAAGGGGGTCGGGATCACTTCTCTGAATGCTCAGACGACGGCCCAGCTCGTGAACCTTCTGTACACGATTCGGTCCGACGACGAGGTCCTTCTGGACCGGGTCGAGATTCACAATTCGAATCCCCTCTTTGAGATGTTTTTCAAGCAAGTCAAAAAGAACCTTCCTCAGGGGCTCGTGAGCCTCATTCAGTTTGTCTAGGGTCTGAACGTCCGTACGCTCTTGGGCGACTCGTTCCAGAACGCCCGGGGCTGTGTCTCATACAACTCAAAAAGTCTCTGATTGTCTTCTTGGCGCAGCACTTCCGGTTCTCGTCCGTTCCGGTCCTTGAGTCCTTCGGGAAACTCCTCGACCAGAACCGTCTTCAGAGCCATCAACTCAGGAGAGTACATACAGGCCAATTCGTAGCCTATGTCCATGTCCAGACCCTCCGGCTCGACCCGGACCCAATAGTGCTCACAGATCTCGTTCGGAGACACGCAGTACCCGTGAATGACTCGAGACGTGACGCCTTCCTCGGCCAGGAACTTCACCAGGAGAGCACAGTGATGGACCACGGTTCCCTCGACCCTGTGTAATTTCATACGCTGGGCCATCCGCTTGAGGTCGACCATCTATTACTGAGTCTGGCGATTAAAAAACTTGGAAATTATCAACGAATGCATGACCTCATTCTCCGAGCGGTCTTTATCAATTTTCTATTCGTTCGCGTCGTGACCAAGGTGGTCACCAAGCCAACGGGGGTCCGCCTCATAGACGATACACTCATGTATCTAAATACTCAAAATGGGTTCCTTTTGAACTCTTCACTGGTCCTGGCCTTGACCATCTGGTTGGCCCTCCAGTTCGGAGGAGACGCGGCCCATGAGGTCCACGGTCCGTGAATGGTCCCAGGTCGTTATCCGACCTTCGGCACAGGCTTGCATGTGCCTGACGAGATCCTCGAAACTCGGATGACCCCAGACGAGGTCCCTGGTGAACAAAAAGTCGTCGAACCCTATCGGTCCGAGAGTACACCCGACAACGAAAGGCGTCTGGACGTACTCCTTGAGACCTCCGTAATCCGTGATGATCACGGGCCGGCCTCGAAGAGCAGCCTCTACGGCCCCCATACCGACCCCCTCGGAATGGGAGCAGTTGACGTAACAGTGTCCGTTCTTGTGAATATTCTCCATCTGCTCATCACTTATGAGTCCGTTGATGACGGTCACGCGCGGGTCCTGGATCCGGACCGGCTGAAGACACGTCGCCTTGACGAGGAGCCGCGCGCCAGGCACATGATCCAGGGCTCGCAGGAGCGCTCCGAAGTTTTTCCTCGGGTCGTTCACGTTTCCGATCGTGTAGAAGGTATAGGGCCCTCCAAGGTCCCGGGGACTCGTGGGGCGCGGGGGTGCCCACAGATGGATGATTCGCCAGTCTCCATGAGGAAATTGTTTTTGAAAAACTTTTTTACAAAATTCTGAAGCGACGTAGAGAGTACGGTATCGATCGACCAAGAGACCGTAGGACGGATGGACTGTCTCGGTCTCACAAATGGTCATGTGTATCATGCGTTTGCACAGTTTCGCGTACTGGTCCACGAGGTCGAGCTGGTTCTCAAAGGGCAGAACAAAGGCGAACCCCACGTCGTAGGAGCGTTCGAGAGGCTCGTGGCCCATCTCCACAAACTCTCCGCCCGTGAGCTCTGCGTAACGTTTCGTCACCTGGCCTATTCCGGCCAAGAGCCTCGGGCCTATGAAGAGCCGTTTCGTCATCACGTACGTCCTAAGAGTCCAGAACCTTTAGGTCGCTGAGCATCATCCGTTTCGCAAGTTCTTCAAATGAAATTTTAGGGACCCAATTGAGTTTTTCATAGGCCCTACGAGGATCCGCAAGTAAAAGGTCGACCTCGGCCGGTCTGTAAAACTCTGGATTGATTCTTATGACCACGTTTCCGTTTGTTTCATCGATGGCCTCCGTTTCGGGGCCCTGGCCTCTCCAGGCGAGTCGGAGACCAGCAGCCTTCGCCGCTTCCTCTACAAAGTCCCTGATCGTGTGCGTCTGGCCCGTTCCTATGACGAGGTCCTCGGGCTCGTGCTGAAGCATGAGCCACATGGCCTCTACGTAATCACGAGCATGTCCCCAGTCGCGCTGGGCCTCGAGGTTCCCGAGCTCAAGCACGCTCTGGTCCTTGAGGTACCGAGCCAGACCCAGAGTCACCTTGCGAGTCACAAAGTCTTCACCGCGGCGCTCCGACTCGTGATTGAACAAAATTCCGGTACACGCGTACAGACCGTACGACTCGCGGTAATTCCTTGTGATCCAGTACCCGAAGAGTTTCGAAACGCCATACGGGCTCCGGGGCCAGAAGGGCGTCGTTTCGTTTTGGGGCGCAGGGGCCTTTCCGAACATTTCGGACGTGCCCGCCTGATAAAAGCGAATACGGTCCCTGAATGTACACTGATGGATCGCCTCGACGAGTCGGAGCGTTCCGAGAGCATCCACGTTGGCCGTGTACTCGGGCTGGTCAAAAGACACCTTGACGTGCGACTGGGCCCCTAGGTTATAAACCTCGAGTCGGTCGTACTGCTCGAACGAGTTGATGAGGGCCGTGACCCGCGCCGTATCCGTGAGGTCCCCTTGGACCAGGTGAAACTCGGGGTGCCTGGAGACCTCCACGAGCCTCTCGTGTTTCTTTTCGGAACAGTATCGACTGAGCCCATAGACTGCGTAGCCCTTCTCGAGTAGAAACTCGGCCAGGTAACTCCCGTCTTGGCCCGTCACGCCAGTAATCAGGGCCGCAATCATTTTTCAAAAAGAGTTTTAATTTTTTATCAGGAACGAAAGTAGATGACGGTCCTGAATGTCCTGATGATGACTATTTCTGAACTCATAGGAAACACGCACCTGAAATGGTTCGCGGATCACGGGCGCCAAAGGAACCTCGTGTTCGGACTCTTGGCGTACCTGGGTGTCATATTCTTTCTCGTGAAGAGCCTGGGATCCAAGAGCATGATGTGGACGTGCATCATGTGGGAGGCGATGATCGTGATAGGCGGGGCCCTCACAGCCTATTTCGTGTTTGGCGAAAAGTTTGATCACTGGATCCAGTGGCTCGGTATTCTCCTTGCGCTCGGAGCGGCCGTGTGCGTCAATTACGAATGCGACACTAAAGACGTGGGGCACTTCATGTAGTACTACTATGGATCCATTTCATAAGCACATCCTCGAGAGACTCGATAATCTCGAGGGCGAGCTTGGTGAACTTCGAGAAGTGACGTGGCCCGTGTGTCAAGGACTCCTCGACAAGACGAATCCACTCAATAATATAAAACAAAAACGAAAACTTTTACGTTGGCTCAGTAGGGACATCATCGGGGAACTGTTGCGTCTCAAGGCTCAATTCATGGGTCTTTCAAGAGACCAAGTCGTTGTAGAACTTCGACAGGTGCTGGTAGAGGAACCTCCGCAGGCCGTTTCTTGAGCGGCGTGTGACCGTCCGTGTGAATACCCTCTTCTATGAGGAACTTGAACTTTTGAGGTGTCATGAGCGCATGATGCGGATCTTTCCCGTGCGCATACGTCTGCATCTTGTTGCACACGTGCTCGGGATTGCCGAAACTGCTCAAGTGCCACCCGGCCCACTGAATACAGGGGAACTTCCACCGGCCGTCTCGGAGGGCGTTGGGCCCGACCCTTTTGAAGAGCTCGGCGGTCGTGATCACAGTGCCGAACCAGGGCTCGCCCGTAAACAGGTAATCGAGCGAGTACTCGAACATCCACATATGGACCGAGTTCAGGACGTGAGGCAGTCTCTCGAAGGGCACGACTCTCAGGTCCGGAATTTCATCCACGTCACTGACCATGACGATGGACCCATCCGGGACGTCCTGAACGCCCCGGAGGATACACTCACGCTGGTACTTTTCGCGCGACCACGGGTTCTCATCCTTGGGAGACTCTTCGGCCGTGACCACAACGTGCGTAATCTTGTGGAGCCACTTGGAGTACCGGTCCTTGTTGTTCTGAAAAAAGAGCTCCTTGGGCCCACCTACATGATTCACCTCGGACTCGACAAGTACGAAACGATCCACGTACCTGTCGAGAACCTCTAGGCGAAGTTCGAGGACACTCAGCTCGTTGTAGAACATGAACGTGTCTACGAGCATTTGTACTTATAGTACAACTTTCCTTTAGCTTCGAAATCTCTCAAAATTTTTAAATTGTTTGTTTGGTGTGAACCTCCGGCCACGTGGTGGAGCGCATCCTCCTGGAACCCGTACTGGAGCTGGCGGACCTGTCCGACGTTCGCATCGGGCACATAGACCGTCTTGCGCTTCAGGCCCGCCTTTTCGAGCAAGTTGCACAGAATCATATCATCGTGCCAAGTCACCTCGAGCAACTCCTTGAACTCGGGGAGGACCTGTTGGATCCAGCCCGCCTTGACGAGTACGGATCCGTACCCTTCAAGGACGTCCACGGGCTGACCGTGTTGCCGAGGGTACTGACCCTTGAAGTACTGTTCAAAGTTGAATCCCGAGAGACCCCATGCACTCTTGGGATCGAGCCTGTGCCACTTCAGAAGATTCGTGACGAGCCGCTCGTCATAGACCGTATCGTCATCCACGTAGACTATGAGGTCTTCGGGCCCGAGGTGGAGCGCCGGACCGATGAACTTGGTCGCGGGTCCAAAGTCTTCGCAGTCCCGA